TGCAGAAAGCAACTTATCGACGGATACAATGAAACCAAATTGATTCAAGATACTCGCCATGCCGCATTGGAGGAAGCAGCGAAAATTGTCGAAGAGGATGCTGGAACATGGCCCCATAAATCCTACGCTCCTAAAATCCGCGCCCTTATGGAAAAACCGTAATGTACCCAAAATGTGCTCGATGTGGTGGAAGAAACGACTATCCAATTACAGAAAGTATGGCAAGAGAAGCTAATTTTGTGTTATGCGATTGCGAACAATGGGATGAGGAAAAGGATGCGAGGGAGAAGTGATTGAAATTATAGACTCGCGATTCGGGTGTGGTTCTGAGCCTTGGATTAGATTATTGGAAGATGAAAATGGACCTTGGGATTATTCTGCCGTTTTAGAACAACTCTTCGCACAGATGAATGGCTGGGCCTAACGCGCAGGGAGGGAAGGGATGAAAAAAAAGCCTATTCATTTTTGGAATTATCGACTAAGCGAGTGTGCACCCTGTTTGGCACGAAAACCAAAAGAGTTTTCTATTCGATGGAAGTTTGTTACATGTAAAAAATGTCTGAACACACAACGGGAGAAGAAAAAATGAATATGAATAAAGCTCAAGAAGAACGTGACGGTTTGAGAAGCTTCCAAATCATCACACGAGATTTACCTACTATTGAGTTACAAGCATTTTTAGAGAGTTTCGATTTAACCGTGGAATATTCGGGGGGAATTATGTTAGTGACAAGAAACAAGCCATTATGAACACCCGCCGACGGAGAGGGAGTGAGTGAAATGCCATCCTGCACAACGGGCTCCATAGAATGCGACGATATGCAATGTGGCAATCGGGACGCGCTCGGTTTGCATTGGCCCGCCGGACATCCGCAAAACCGAGAGATGAAACTTTATCACGCTTGCAATGATCCGGCGACCAAAGGCGATATACGATTAGTCTTAGAAGCGATTCAAGCTCTACGGAACGCACTTCAAAAATAGGTCTTTCGGGCATACTTCCTAAACGCTTAAAACCTTCCACAATCTACTAAAACCTATCTACAAATAGCGCGTATTTGACCTAACGATATTTTAGGTTTATGATACCTGCCTAATGGCTGGCAACCCTCCAAAGTGTCTATTCACCGTGCTCATGATGCACGGCTTTTTTTTGCCCTCTGCGCCTGGGGTTGCCTGCCAAGAAAACTTCGGCCAGAGGGCTTTCTTTTAGGAGGGTAAAATGCCAACTCAAGAAAAATATGATGCACTCATTGGTGAATGTTCGGGGGGAATCAGTGGGATTGTTCATACGGACGTTTATAAAGCATCCGTCGAGCTATATTTCCTATTCCTGAATACAGAAAACACATTTGCCGATTGGAAAAATCAAGCATGTCGCGCGGCCTCTTCAGTTGGTGCTAATCTCTGCGAGGGCTATGGGCGTGGTACGCCTGGGCAGAAAACGAACTTCTATAAAATTGCGCGTGGCTCAGCTTACGAATGCGTTCATTGGGCGAATCTCGGAGAAACTGAAAGAGATAAGTTACTCCATAGTGCGCTTGAAGTCGCTGAGCTTATGGATTGGCAACTCATTGCCGTAGCAAAAGAAGCGCAGGATATTGCATGAGCTGGATACGTAGTGAACAGACCCTTCAAAGACACCCCAAAACCTTAGAACTCTCGCGCCTTTCAAATATCGATTTAGACACAACCATCGGACGCTTGCACCTATTATGGTATTGGGCGCTCGACTTCGCTTTTGATGGGGATTTGAGGAAATTTGATGCCAAGTCCATCGAATTTGTCTGCCATTTGAGCCTAAAACATCTTCAATCAGCCGGATTCATCGATGTTCGACCTTTTCGCAGAATTCATGACTGGTGGCAATATTCCGGCAATTACTTGAAGATAAAATATAAGAATAAGCCCGAAAAATGGATGCAAATTGAACAATCCTATGACACATCCCCTAACAACACCCCTAACACTACCCCTAACAACCCCCGTAAGGACGTGAACGGACGGAGAGGACGTACGGACGTAGAAGACGGACGTACGGACGTTAACGACATTTATGCGCGCGCGGGTTCCGCAGAGGCTACACCCGCGCTTGAACACCAAGAACTGCTTACGGCAGAAGAGCGTGAGTATTTGCGAAAGGTGCCAACCCATGAATGATGAGATGACTGTTGAACAGCGAATTATTCAATATCGTCGCGATAATAAATGCGAACATAAACTCAATATCAGTGATTGGCCGCCCGATCTTGTCGATAGTTATTCCCGTGATCCGTATGCTCATATTGCTCACTTAGAGCCCCACAGAAAAGATAAATGCGAATGCCAAATGTGTTTACTCAAAATTGGACAGTTTAAACTCAATGCAGAATGGTAAATCCGTGTCAAGATTCGGTGCAGCACTTGACAGCACCGCGAATTGGGGGTAGGTTAGCCGCTATGTGGCCTATGCATCTCGGGGAGGGGGAGATTTTTCAAAGCTGTAAACGTCTCGGCTTTCATCGGTGGTCTACGCCTAGAAATCTGGGAAATTCTAAGACGAAGTTCATGCGTTGTTGCAGGAAGTGTACGATGAAGCTTTTGCTGTTGTTTGATGAGAAACACGGTCAAATCCACGAGAAGGTCATCTATTCTGGCAGTCCACGCCATGCTCTATAAATCAACACGAATCGCATTTCACTTTCATGGCTAACTGGACAGGCTTTCAGAGCTCGACGGTAAATGTGCTCGGTTACTTCCTAGAGCAGGAAGTTACTGACGACGAATCCGTCAGAGTTAGCAGTCGCTCAAATGAAAAAGTGATTCGTAAAAGTCTGAGAGGATAATAATGATGGTTAGCTCTCAACAAAAACTTTTTCAGAATGGAGGTTTCAATGTCTGACTTTCTGCACATGGTGATCACGGGTTTTGCGTTTGGCTTAGGGTTTGCGCTAGCGACCTGGCTATTGTCGAAGGTTTTGAAGTGATTGACAGATTCCTCGCTAAGCGTGAAAGTCGTAGGAAATTGATGCCCTTGGCGACCGAGCCTACGGAGCCTAATCTGACCAGGGGGCACTCTTTGAATGAGGCTACGGGTGAAAATCCCACTGGCGGGGAACGTTAGATGCCGATCCCAGGGACGTGGGACGACCCGAAGAAGAAGGTGACGGACGATCCTGGGAACATCACGCCGATTACGATTAGTGCGGTGAGTGGCGGAAGTCCGAGCGGGGGGAGTACGACAGTCACCTGGACGACGAACGTGGCGGCGACGAGCCTTGTGAACTACGGTGTCAGCCCGAACATGAAACAGCTAAGCACAGCCGAGACGGACAAGAGTCCCACGGTGACGAGTCATTCTGTCACGTTAAGCAATCTTGTGGCGGGGAAGACGTATTTGTTTCAGGTGGTGAGTCGGTACGTTGGAAACGGGTATCTCTTCACAGCGGTGGGGAAGTTTGTGGGAGCATGAGTGCCATCCGTCAAGAAGGCGGCGATGAAGCACGGAGTAGCGCAGCTCTGGCACGAGGGGAAGAAAGTGATCATGTGGCACATGTCGACGAAGGACCGATTGCGGTTAGTGAACGGCCACGCGGTCGACGACTCGTTAGACAAGTTTTTCAAGACGAAAGGCCGACGGGTGAAATGGCGAAACCAAGATCCATTCGTTTAGGCTACAGCGCCGTTGCCGCCGAAGCAGAAAAAGCCATTCTTGACGTTTTCCGTAGTGGGCAGTTCTCGCCAGGAGAAAAAGTCCTAGAGTTTGAAAAGAAGTTTGCCAAACTCCACAAAGCCGACTTCGGTGTTTTTGTGAATTCTGGAACAGACGCTTTAAGAATCGCCCTGCTCTCGATGAAAGAAGCGTATGGCTGGAAGGACGATGCTGAGGTTGCGGTCCCTTCTCTCACCTTCCCCGCGACGGTAAACGTCATCCTGCAAGCGAATCTGAAACCGTACTTCGTCGATGTGAGCATGTACGACTATTGTCTGAATCTTGAGAACTTAAAGCGACGGCTTGAGACGGGGCATAAAGAGATTGTGGGGATCATTCCCGTGCATCTTTTCGGGCAGTCCTGTGATCCGCGCATTTTTAAATGGGCAGAGGAAAACGGTGTGAAGGTTCTCGAAGACTCGTGTGAGACGATCTTAAACCCCATCCAAGGCGAGGCGAGCTGTTACTCGACCTACATGGCTCATCACGTGACGACGGGTGTCGGCGGCCTTGCGCTCACAAATGATCGGGTGCTATGGAGCCTGATGCTCTCGTATGCCAATCACGGACGGCATTGGGGATATATCCCAGGCGGTTACAAGACCATGACGGGTCGCGAACTCCTAGAGCGCAGGTTCCGTTTTGAGCGGATTGGCTATTCGTGCCGTGCGACAGAGTTTGAAGCAGCGCTCGGTCTTTCACAGCTCGAATCGTTAGATTCCAACGTCTGTCACAGAATCATTCTGGCTGATCAACTGAAACGTGCCTTGAGGGATTTCCCCGATTTGATCTTGCCCGTCGCTCGGCAGTCGCATACTTGGATGATGTTTCCGATTGTTCTAGCCGAGAAGTCGAAAGTGAAGAAATACGATTTCTGTCTTTATCTCGAAAAAAACGGGATTGAGACTAGGGACATGATGCCCATTACAAACCAGCCTTGCTACAAGAATTTCGTGGAAGAGGATTTCTTTTCAGTTGCGAAGTGGGTGAATAAAAACGGTTTTTATATTTCTTGTGATCCGAGCTTACGACGAGAAGACGTGCTGCACATCCAGAAAGTCTTTGGGGGGTACTTGACGAAATGATAGATGTGGGTTATGTTTATCGCACCTCCTGCAAGAGACAACTGATTTTCCGATTTGCTTTCTTGCAGGAGAGCAATCGGCGTAGAGGACGGGCTCCTCGTCAGGACCATTCATTGCACCCTCTACGACCGCTTTGAGTGAAGAGAACCCTAATCTCGCCTCTGCCGTTAACGACCGTGCCAGAAAGATCCGGCGTCCGGTCGGCAATCAAGTTATTGTCCCTCTCAAGTTCGCGAAAGACGGCAGCGTTAGTACTTCTCGCAATCGCATCTTTAAGCGCCTCTCCCTCACCGATCTCCGATTTCTCAAGGTATGGCGGGAGTCGGGCTGGGACATCGAGAAGGCCGTCAAGGACTGCCAGATACCGCCAGAGAAATCCGCGAAGCTCATCCAGAAGCTCGCATGCTTCCGTGAAGAGGACGCCAGGGTCCGGGCCTTATGCGAGATCCCAACCCCTGACTGGATCGCCGCCAAGCATGTTGAGAATTTATATGCGGGAGGCTCACTCGCAGACTCCGAGCACAAATCCCTCGCTGAACTTGCCAAGATCGAAGGAGCCTACAAACAGCAGTCCGCCCTCACCCAAGTAAACGTCTTTAATCTTCCTGCCATGACGCCTGAAGTCGAAAACGAATTAAAACAGCTTGCCAGAAGAGCGCTCGATACGGAGGCCGCGTGAATCCCTCTCCGTGGCTCTTAGCGCAAGGATCGCTTGAATATTTCACGCGGAAGTTTCTTGGGATGCGCTGGCCGAGTCATTATCAGGATTGGGAAGACCTGATTTTGAAATATGACCGACTCTTGATCCAAGCGCCACGCGGACACGGCAAGAGTCACTTCTGGTCGATAGCCTATCCCCTCTGGCGCGTCATTCGTGGGAAACGTGAGATTCTGCTCATCAGCTATTCGGAGGATCAATGCCGAAAACTTATCCGCGATTTACGCATTACGGTTGAATCGAATGAATTTCTGGCTCCCTTGCGTCCAACGACTAAAGAGATTTGGGGTACGGATCAACTCTCTTTTGCCAATGGCTCTTTTATTTCTGGACTTGGCTTTGGCACTAGCAGTCGTGGTCGCCATCCTGACGATATTGTGGTCGACGATCCGTTGAAAGATTTGGGGGGCATGACGGATGAAGACCAGGAGCGGGCGTACTTCGGCGTCATCACGGGCATGGCGATGGAAAAAACCAAGCTCATTACAGTGGGAACTCCTGTTAATTTTGGAGACTTACTGGAAAAACTGGAAAAGAACGAGGCGTACGCGCAATGGAAAAAACCAGCACTCCAGAATGGTAAAGCACTCTTTCCGTTTCTCTGGTCCGAAAAAGCCTTAGCGTTGAAAAGACAAGAGATGGGTAGTATTAACTTTGCACGAGAGTATCTGCTTCAGAGAATTGATCCGGCCACGCAACCGTTCAAGAAACAATTCGAGACGCTCTACAACTCGCTCCCAGACGGAATGCGCTGGGCGCGGAAAGTTACGGTGTGTGATCCGGCTTATTCTGAAAATGACGGCGACTATACGGCGATTGTCACGGTGGGTTTTACGCACGGCAATCAATGCTGGGTGCTAGAAGCAAAAGGCATTCGCCGAGAGAATCCAGGCGATGTGATTGACGAGCTAGTAAAGACGATCAAACATCAAAAACCCGATGTCTTGGGAATTGAGCGCCGTAAAGGGCAGGCGCTTGAATATTCC